CCCCACCGGGATCGTGCCCCGGTCGTAGCCTTCTTCGGCGTGCTCGACCCGGTTGCGCAGGTCCTCCCATTTCGGCGCGGTGCTCGCCTGCGCATAGGGCAGGCCGAGCATGTCGTTGAAGAACGAGTGTTCGGAGACCGGGTCGCCCTTGGCCGCGAACCACGCGGCGACGATCTCGCCCCAGCCGCGCCCGAGCGGGAAGTAGACGCGCCAGATGTGGAACGACGGATGGTCGCCGCCCGGATTGCGCGCGACCCATTCGCCGTCCCGCACCATGGCGGCGCGGTGCCGTTCCTCGATATCGCATCCGCAGGACGGGCAGGAAAACATCGCCGAGGCGGGTTCGCCTTCGCGCAGGTTCGGTTCCATGTTCGACCATTCGAGGGCGTGCCGATGATCGCAATGCGGGCACGGCACCTCGTACCAGTTCTGCGTTCCCCGGTCGAAGGCACGGCTCACGCGGCACGCCCCCCGGATGCCCGCGACCGACGCGCGCAGGATCTTGGCCGAGGGGGCCGACAGGGTGCGCGAGACGGTCAGCGTCTCGGGATCGCCCTGCGACGTGTTCTCGAATTTCGAGAGGTCGTCCATGATGACGCGCGGGCGGGTCGTGCCCGACAGTTCCGCCGCCGATTGCGAGGAGACGAGGCGCAGGGACGCCAGACCGTCCAGCGTCTCGATCCGCGCCGTGCTGTCGCCGCTGTCGCGCACGCGGTCGGCTCCGAAGACGGCGCGCACCGCCGGCACCGTGCGGCGCAGGCGGTCGAACTTGGATCGCTTCCACTCGGTTACGGCGGCGGCGGTCGGATCGACCTTGAGCATGTCGACGGGATCGGTCGCGAAGCTGCCCGCGATGAAGACGTTGAGCACCGTCGTCTTGCCGATCTGGGCCGAGCCGCGCAGCGTGACCTCGACTGCCGCATGGTCGGGCGAGAGGACCTCGAAGACGGTGCGCCACATCGGGAAGAGGTCGGAGCGGTAGCGCCCCGGCATCGGGTCGGAGGCCGGGAAGGCAAGATGATCGTCCGCCCAGGCATTGAGGTCGCAGGGCGGCGGCGGCGCGACCGCGTCGGCCAGCGCGTGCAGCACCACGGCGCGCGGATCGGCGAGAAAGCCGTGCTGGTCGTCCGCGAAATCGAGAGGCATCAGGCGTCTTCCCGGTCGGAGGGGGCGAGGGTGCGGGCGTCGCGATCCTGCGCCTCGGTACGGGCGCGGTCGGCGACGGTAGTACGGCATTCGCGCCAGGCGGCGCGGATGGCGGCCCGGATGGCGGCGGGCGCGAGGCCCATCTCGGCGGCGACGATGCGCGGGACTTCCTGCTCGATGGCGGTCGTCAGCTCGGCGAGCAGGGCGGCGACGGCCTTGCGCGTCTCGGCGGCGGCATCGTCGCGCGATACCCAGGCCCCGCGTTCGCGCTCCAGCGACAGGCGGCCCCGGGCGGCGGCGAGCTTGGCCTGCTCGGTCTTGGCCGATCGATAGTCGTCGGGTTCTTCCGGCGCGAGAGGGGGCACGGCACCCTCGGGCTGGGCGTCCTGCCGCAGTGCCTCGCGCCGGACGGCCCCGTTGGCCAAGGACTGCGACGGGTCGAGGCGCAGGTTCAGCCGCTCGACGGCGGCCGCGACGTCGACCATCTCGCGCTTGCCCCGCATGACGAGGCCGCCACCCGGCTCGCGCGTCAACTGACCCGCCGCGATCCAATTGGATACCGCCGACTTGCCAACATTGGCGCGTTTCGCGAATTCAGATTTTTGAACGATTTCCGACATGTGAACTTGTCAAAGGTTCAGGCTATGAACCCCGTCACTCTCTGCCCACCCTACGCGCCTAAGGCTACCGTATACCGGTTGGGGGTGGGAAGGACCCGTGGGGATTCAAGGGGGTAGTGATTTGCCCATTGCTTTCGCAGTGCCGTCCGGGGCGATCCATCGAAGGGGATCGGGGCCGGAGGCGAGGGCGGACGGCGTCAAGATCGCGCGTCACCCTTCTCCGATACAGCCCCGCGCGTGAACATGCAACCCCACGGATGAACCGTCCTACCCGGCCGCCACGTCCTTCGCGGCGAAGGAGACCCGCGTGCGCCCGATGGTCATCACCACCCTGCCCTCGCCGTCGTCGTCGATATCGGCCCGCTCCACCGCCCCGATATGTCCGGCGAAGTAGGGGTGCGATTCGGCCACGGATACAGTCACCCCGGCCTTCAAGGCGCTCGCCCGCGCCTTGCGGGTGGCCTGCGTATTGTCGAAGACCCCGTCTTCCGCCTCGCGGCATACCCGTTCGACGACCCGCCGATCAACGTATTGCGGCAACCCGTCCAACGTGAGGAACCCGGCCAACGCAGGCGCGCCCCCCACATCGGGCGCGAACCCGTGGGTTCGCGGATCGACGCCATCGGGCACGCCGAGGAACAGATACCCCGGAAACAACATCACCCGTTCGATGACCCGGGGCCGCCCGACCGGCGAGCGTTTGCGGGGATCGCGCAGGAAGGTCGGAACGCGCAACCGTACCCCGTCATCGTGCCCGGCATGGGCGATCACCGCCGCTGCCCGGTCCTCGCGCGTCGGCGGCTCGGCCCCCTCGGGCAACCACGCGCGCATCGCACCCCCGAGCGAGGGGGTCGATGCGACCAGGCCGACATACCAGTGCACCTTATCACCGTCCGTCGCCCCATCGTCCTCCGGACGATAGGGACGATAAATCCTTTCTCTTCGCATAGAGAGAGAAGAAGTATCTGTTTCGCGCGCGTTGTCGCCGCAATATCGTCCCATCGTCCCGAAGCCCCGTATTTGCTGGCTCTATCGTCCCGTCATCGTCCCGATACCGTCCCGTTCGGGGCCATCATCGTCCCGATTGCGGGAGTGTCGTGAGTATCGCAATGGCCGCAAAAGCCGCGCCCGTGCCGCGCCTCGCGCGAACGGAAGATCATCGTCCCGATCGTCCCGATTTCAGCGGGATCGTCCGGGGGTGCCGACCCTATCGTCCCGAAGGGTCGGCACGGGTCGGCACGGGTTCGCATCCCCTTGCGCCGGGGAGGTCCACGACAGAAAAATCCGACGCTGCCGCGCGGATCGCGCGGATATACCGGGGGGCGCGGGGGGATAAAGGGAAGGCGCGAGAGCAGCGGCCATTGGGTGGCAATGACCAGACACAGGACGATTTCCGCCCGCGATAGCTCGCAGTTGTCATGGGAACACACCACGACGACGATGTCAGAAATCACCTGCATCCTCCATCGGCCTGTCCACCGGCGCGCCCGCGTGGCGCAACCATTCGGCGTATAGCTCGCGCCCGATGTCGGGGCCGACCTCGTCACGCCAGCGCAGGCGCAGCCCGCCCCGATAGGCGGAGTTGTTCCCCCCGCCCCGGTCCTTCTTGTAGCCCTTGTTCTCCAGCGCCATGGCCAGCGCCTTACGGCTGATCGGCTTGTCGCCCAGGCGCGCGGCCCATTTTTCGTAGACGAGGTAGACATGCGCGAACTGGGCGCGCTCGTCGTTCCCCTTGATGCAGCATTCGGCGAGGAACTGTCCGATGGTGTCGAGCGTCTCGCGCAGGTCCTGACTGGCGATCTCCACTTCCTCGGGCCGCTCGATCCTTCCGGCGGCGACGTAATCGCGCCACCCCGCGATCATCCAGTTGAGGATGCCGGGGGCCTCGGCCATCAGCTCCGCGACCACGACCTCGAACGCGCGACGCATCGACTCGGGTATCTGGACGGAGAAGGGGATGAGGTGGATGCGCCGCCACATTCCATCGTCGTCGCTGTAGATCGACGGGACGCGGTTGAAGGACAGGAACAGCTTGGCCCTCGGCTGGAATTCGTAATACTTGCCGTACAGCTCACGCGTGGCCATCAGCTCGCCGCCCGAGAATTCCTTGAGGCGGCCGTCGTCGAGCACGTCGCCCTTGCGCGGCTCCGATGCCCGCACGAGACGGCGGCCATCGAGGCGCGCGACGTCGGGCGAGGCGCTCGCCCCGCTCCGGTTCTTGTCGCGCAGGAACGTCTCGATCGGCGTGACGGTCGAATAGTCGCCGAGCAGACGGGCCATCACGGTCATCAGGACCGACTTGCCGTTCTTGCCCTCGCCCTGGAACAGGAAGATGCACTGTTCGGAGACCGACCCCGACAGGCAATACCCGAACACCATGCGCAGGTAGTGGCGCATCGCGGGCGAGGGCATGATCAACTCGATGAAGGCAAGCCACCGGGGGCACTCGGCATGGGGGTCGAAATCGACGGGTGCCTGATGCGTGCTCATGTCGCCCCGGAAGAATTCGGGCACGAAGGCGGCCGCGATCTCCTCCGGCGTCACGTCGATCTCGACGGCGGAGGGTAGCCTGGACAGGTCCAGCGTGCCGTTACCCAGCGTAATGCGCAGGGTCTCGTTATCGAATTCGCCCTTGCCGTTCATGGCATAGAACTTCAACACGTCGAGGGCGTTCTTGACGTTGGAGAGCTTGCCGCATCGGGCGATATGACCGCGCCACGCGCCCCGCTCGGCGGCCCTGATCTTGCGGATCGCGGTCTTCTCGTCGCATTGTTCGGCGGTCATCGTGGCGTCGATCTTCCATTTCTCGACCGGCTGGCGCGCGACGGCTTCCATCTCCTCCATCACGATCTCGGGCAGGCGCAGGGCCATCTGCATCGCGCGCTTGTCACCGTTATCCGCGTCCCAGACCTCGCCTTGCCAGACCGTGAACCCGCTCTTGTCGATATGCGCGATGTCGTCGCCGTGCACGGCCATCAAACGGCGACCGTTCCCGAGGTCGTCGCGCGAGAACCCCGCCCGCGTCAGCGGGTCGGTCCCGTCCGTCCCCGCCGCGCCCGCGCCGGAATAGGGGTGGCCGCGATCAGGCATCCGCCCCCTCCTCCCGCATCGCCACGTCCGCGTGATCGAGGCCAAGGCCCGGGTCGCCGCCCGCCCAATCGACCATGCACGAGCGCGTGGCGCCGTCGGCGCGGCGGCTGTGGCGACGCTGGCCACGGGCCATGGTCGCGCGGGCGGAAAGGGTGTTCCGACAGTCGCCGTCGCCGAGCAGCACGAGTTCCTCGCATTCGTCCGGCGCAATCCAACCCGCCGATTCCCAGTCGGGCACCGGCGAGGGGCGCTTGGC